TAGTGGTGGATCTGGTGGTGGTGCAGGATGTAATGGTATAGGAATGCCAAATTGTGGTGGTGGATGTGGTAATGCTGGAGGTTATTCTCCAGTTGAAGGTATGCGAGGTGGTGGTGGTTTTCCCAGTCCTAGTTCCTGGGCAGGTGGTGGTGGTGGTGGTGGCGGAACTTCAACTGCAGGATCAAATATGCCAGGTGCTAATACATCAGGTGCCGCAGGAGCAGGAGTACCTAATTTAATTAGTCCAGCTTTTCCACTTTCAGCATTTGGTGGTGGAGGTGGTGCTGGTGGTCACCGAGGTGGACCGAACGGAACTAATGCAGGGACAGCAGGTGGTCTTGGTGGTGGTGGAGCAGCTACTAATCAAAGTGGAGTTACAGCGACACCTGGTACACAATTCACGGGTGGTGGTGGAGGTGGTGCAGGTCATACTTTTGGTGGTGGCCCTTCTTGTGGTGGTAATGGTGGTGATGGAATTGTTATATTAAGATTCCCTGATAGTGCATGTTTAACAGCAGCCCCAGGATGTAATACTGTGGCACCAGCCCCAGGTTCTACAAAAGTTGCTACATTTAAAGTGACTGGACCATTAATTGTAGCGCCTTAATATTTGATCTAGATCAAATCTTTACTTTCATATTTATTTAAGATAAAACATATGTATAAAGACATATGAACCTAACAAACTATTATTGGTATTTTCAATCAGCGATTCCTCTTAGAATCTGTGATGATATTATTCGTTATGGAAAACAACTAGAGGATGCCCTGGCTACTACAGGTGGTTACGGAGATCCTAAAAAATTAACTCGCACCCAAGTTAAAGATTTAAAAAAGAAAAGAGATTCTAATATTGTATGGATGAATGCACGATGGATTTATAAAGAGATTCATCCTTATGTTAATCAAGCTAATGCTGAGGCCGGTTGGAATTTTCAATGGGATTGGTCGGAGTCTTGTCAATTTACTAAATATGATAAAGGTCAATATTATGACTGGCATTGTGATGGCTGGGATAAACCTTATCAACGAAAACAAGGGGATCCCACTCATGGTAAAGTTAGAAAACTTTCTGTGACAGTTTCTTTGTCCGAGCCTAAAGAATATAAAGGGGGAGAACTAGAATTTGATTTTAGAAATTTAGATCCAGATAAAAAACCAAACATTAAAAAGTGCAAAGAAATATTACCTAAAGGATCCTTGGTAGTTTTCCCTGCCGATCTATGGCATAGAGTGTGCCCAGTTAAAAAAGGATCGAGATATAGTTTAGTCATCTGGAATTTAGGATGGCCATTTAAATGAAAAAGAAATTTAGAAAAAAAAGTCAAAAAGAATTGGATAAAATTTCGTGCGGAAGCGCTCAAACATTTCCAACCCAATTAACTAGAGAAAACTATTTTCAATCTCCCGTATGGTTTGCGGACGTTCCTAACTTTGTTACGGATTTAAACAAAGCCTCAGATAAATATATTGAAGTAGCAAAGAAAAATTTAAAAAAAGATATAGATGAAAGAAATAAAAAGTTAGGGAATAAAGGGGACATGGGACAGGTGTTTCACTCAACTCCTTTAGTTGGAGATCCTAATTTTTTACCATTACAAAATTATATTGGATCCACAGCGCATAATTTATTAGTAGAAATGGGTTTTGATTTAACGCATTATCAAGTCTTTATAACTGAGATGTGGGTGCAGGAATTTGCTAAAAATGGGGGTGGACACCATACATTACACACTCATTGGAATGGTCATATGTCCGGATTTTATTTTTTAAAAGCTAGTGAGAGAACATCAAGACCCATATTTGAAGATCCAAGAGGAGGTAATATGATGAATCTTTTGCCTGTAAAAGATGTAACTAAAATAACTTATGCTAGTCATCAGATTAATTATCACGTAAAACCGGGAAGAATGATTTTCTTTCCATCGTATCTACCACATATGTATGCAGTTGATATGGGTTATGAGCCATTTAGATTTATACATTGGAACTGTCAAGCTATACCGAAAGGAGTATTAAATGTTCAAAAAGGATAAATATAAAGTATTAAGAGGAGCAATATCAAAAGAACTCGCTTCGTTTGTCTACTCTTATTTTTTAAATAAAAGAGAAGTAGCTCGGTTTTTATTTGATCAAAAATATATCTCTCCCTTTACAGAGTACTGGGGAGTATGGAATGATCACCAAGTTCCTAATAGCTATTCTCATTATGGAGATGTAGTAATGGAAACATTGTTACAATCTTTAAAAGTAAAAATGGAAAAAGAAACAGGTTATAAGTTAAATGAAACTTATTCCTATGCCAGGATTTATAAGACAGGAGATGTTCTTCATCGCCATAAAGATAGATATTCATGCGAAGTCTCTACTACTTTGAATTTAGGAGGAGATTCTTGGCCACTTTACTTAGACCCTACAGGTAAAAAAGGTCAAGCGGGTATTAAAGTAGAATTAGAACCAGGAGATATGTTAATCTATTCGGGATGTGATTTAGAGCATTGGCGAGAAGCTTTTGCTGGTAAAGACTGTGGTCAAGTTTTCTTGCACTATAATGATTCCAAAAAGAAAACTGCTAAAGCAAATAAATTTGATGGACGTCCATTCTTAGGGCTTCCTGCATGGTATAAAGGCTTTAAATCTAATTGATTATAGGTTAAAGGTAGTATATTTTACTCTAGGAGAGTTATATGCTTCATAAGATTACACTACAACCAGGCTTAGATAAACAGTCCTCAGACACAGGCGCCGAAGGAAAATGGGTTAACGCTGATTATTCCAGATTTCGTTATGGGTATCCTGAAAAAATAGGAGGCTGGCAACAGCTTGGAAGTGATACTTTAGTAGGCGCAGGGAGAGATCAACACGTTTGGGTAGATCAGGACGGCAATAGGTACGCGGCCATTGGAACAAACAAATTATTATATATTTATTTTGAAGGTGCCTTTTATGACATCACCCCTTTAGATTTAACTCGGACTCAAGCTGCAGCTACCTTTACTTTTGATGGAACGACTTCGGTTGTTATTACAACAGCCACGGCCCACGGAGCATCAGTAGGTGATATTATACTATTAGAAAGTGTTACTTTACCAGGCGGTACAGGATTAACGGATGCGGATTTTGAAGGTAAATTATTTGAAATTATTACTACACCTTCTCCCACCACTTTTACCATTACTTCTAGTAGTGCTGGAAGTGCAGCTACAGGAGGAAGTGTAGATATTGAATTTTATTATGTTATTGGGCCTGTTACACAAGGTTATGGTTATGGCTGGGGTACTAACACATTCGGCGGTCAAACAATCCCCACTACGGTTACAACTCTAGTTGGAACCTTAGGAGACGATAATTTTGGAACTGGAGGCTCTCCTTCAACAGAAATTACACTAACTTCTACAGCGGCCTTTTCATCTGCAGGAGAAATTTTTATAGGAAGTGAACTTATTAGTTATACCGGTAATGATACAGGTACCAATACTGTCACAGGAATTGTGAGAGCAGTCAATGGAACTACTCGATCAGCACATAGTGCGGCAGCCGTCGTTTACGATGCCACAACCTGGGTAGGTTGGGGTAGTGCAAGTTCTTCTTCTCACGTTATTATTGAACCTGGTCAATGGAGAATAACTAATTATGGAGAAAAACTTTTAGCTTTAGTTCATAACAAAAAAGTATTTGAATGGGATCCATCGTTTGCTAATCTATCAGTTAGAGCAACTGTGGTTAGTGGTGCTCCTACGGCCTCAAGAGATATGATGGTATCAACACCTGATAGACACTTAGTGTTTATTGGAACTGAATTAACGGTAGGAACTTCTAACTCTCAAGATGAAATGTTTGTAAGATTTTCTGATCAAGAAGATATTAATACTTATACTCCTACGGCAACCAATACAGCTGGCAGTCAGACTTTACCAGATGGTTCTAAATTAATGGCATGTATGACAGGGAGAACTGCCTTATACATCTGGTCAGATACAGCTATGTATACAATGAGATTTATTGGTCCTCCATTTACTTTTGGATTTGATCAAGTTGGAACTAACTGTGGTATTTCTAGTCAACATGCATCAGTTGAAATTGATGGTATAGCATATTGGATGGGACCTAATGGTTTCTTTAGATTCGCAGGAGGTCGTGTTCAAAGTAT